ATACCTTGTTGGCGTAGAAGTTAAAGTAACGGCTAAATTTAAACCGCTACCACCACCTGATGCAGCCGCTCTTAATCCAACATTTTTTCCTACATCAGTTGTTGACCATATCCAAGCAGACATGGTGTAAGTTTTTCCATTAATTGCACCAGTAACACCAGTAGCATTATTTGTCCAATACCCAGAACCAGTTTGCGCTAATTGGCTTGTATTTGTAGCAAATGCTGTAGAAACAATAGTTGCCGTAGTTCCAGCACCATTCCAAATTGCATTAGATAAATCTTCAGAATAAGTAATTAAGTTTTGTGTGTTTCTTAATACTTCTGTCTGTCCTGTAATAGTAGTAAATGTACCTGCGGCTGGAGTAGTAGCACCAATGACTGTGTTGTTTATGGTTGAGCCAGTCATGGCAAGCGATGTGCCGTCGTAGGTCAGTAGCGGTACGCCACCTAATGCGCCAGCGTTATTGTATTGAATCTGAGTATTTGTGCCGCCGATTGGGGCTTGTATGCCGCTGTATCCTGAATAGCCGCTATACCCTGATATACCAGAACCAGAGTAGCCACTATAACCACTATAACCACTAATGCCTGAACCACTATAGCCAGAATATCCGCTATAGCCGCTAATTCCAGATGCCCCAGAATAACCAGAAATTCCTGAACCTGAGTAACCAGAATAGCCGCTATAACCACTTGTACTTTGTGCGCCAGAATAGCCACTAATGCCTGATGCGCCAGAATATCCGCTTAAACCTGATCCGCTATATCCAGAATATCCAGAATAGCCTGAAATTCCGCTTCCTGAGTATCCACTATAGCCACTAAACCCTGATACTCCTGATCCACTATAACCAGAATAGCCGCTTATTCCAGATGCGCCATTTTGACCGCTAATTCCTGATGCTCCAGAAAAACCACTATACCCTGATATACCAGAACCAGAATAACCTGAATAGCCACTTACGCCGCTTCCTGAATAACCGCTTATCCCGCTATAGCCGCTAAATCCTGAAATACCAGATGCGCCAATTTGTCCTGAATAACCGCTATAACCAGATACTCCACTTCCAGAATATCCGCTAAAGCCACTAAAACCACTTATACCGCTATATCCTGAGTATCCTGATGTAGATGCCCCAGACTGACCAGAAAAGCCACTATAGCCGCTATAGCCACTTACACCACTTCCTGAGTAACCTGAGAAACCACTATAGCCGCTTACGCCGCTTCCAGAGTAACCAGATATACCTGAATAGCCAGATTTTCCACTTGCTCCTGATTGCCCAGAAAAGCCAGATATTCCGCTATAGCCTGAGTAACCACTATATCCTGAGATGCCAGAATATCCGCTTGTTCCTGATGATCCTTGAATACCTTGATCTACAACCATTGTAATTTGATTACCAATGGATACATCAAGAACTAAATCTGTCCCTTTAGCTACATCAATAGCAAGATTTGTACCGCCTTGTGCGGTTGAAATAGTAATATCAGTCATGGTTAGTTCACCACGATTGCATCAGACCTAACCAAGAATAGCAAAAAGATAATTAAATCATTTGCTGGAGTTGTGCCGCTTGCTGGAAAGCTAATCTTAATACGACCAGAAAAGCCAGCACCATTAATGGATGCTATATCTAAATCTGTATCGGTAGTAGTCAATGCCCAAGCTGAATCATCAATAGTAAGGGTAAATTGCCCTGTAGTATCGCTTCTATTTGTAATAGTTAAAGGAATAGCTGTAGGAGTAGGGGTGTAATCAGCAATATCAAAAGACAAACCATATCTTGTGTCTTGAACATTACTTAATTTTCTGCGAATAATTTGTGCATTAATAGTTGCACCAGTTAAATCAATGGCAGTTCCACCATTATTAAGAGCCAAATTCCAATAAGTTTTTTGGTTATAAACCAGTTCACCAGCGATGATTTGATTGTCAAATCCGCTTACTTGGGTCAAAGTATTTTTATTAAAAACTGCCATGATCTCTCCATTACTCGGTTAATAGGAAGTGGAACTCCACTTACCTATGGATCGTATTTTGTCTTTTACTTATTTTACATTAATACTTGCCTTCTGCAAATACATTTACAAATACAGTTCCATCTTCTAATGCTTCAATTTCATGCCATTCATTTGCTGGCAGATTTAAAGGTTTGCTGTCTTTGTTAATCGTATAACTGCGCCCTTCAAGACTTATTAAACAAGAGCCAGCATTGCACATAGTTGCATGAGCAAAAGAATGTTCATGCTTAGATAGCCCCTCACCTTTATCAGCATGATAAACATTCAAGTTTGCACCATCATAACTAAAACTATGTTTTAGATTGGCTATTGTTACCATTTTCTTTTTCTGTTTTAACAGGCATCCATCTTCCTACATATCCCATTGGAGCATTTAAATATCGTACTTGCATTTCAATCGTTTCATCTTCTTTTTGAAACATACGAAATTCAGGGCTTGAATTTGGATAAATTCCGTATTCCATTATGCTTGCGTAATGTTTCCAGTTACAACAGGCTCTGGCGGTGGAACATAAGGGGCAATAACCCCATAATCGCCACGAAGCGCATTTGCATGAAGTTCACGACCATAAGGCATTGGGTCATAATCATTTGCACAAAATGACATTTCTTCTTCAAATTCTGCAAATTTAACTGTTAATTGTATGTCCATCCCAGTTGGCTCACTATACCAAGGGTTTTTAGCGTATTCTATTGTTAGCATATTTTTTCCTTAAATTAAGCAACTCTACAAGCAAGTCCTACTTGACTATTATCAGTAGTGGTAGTAGAACCCAGCCATTTCCAAGTTCCTGACAAATTGTTAGTGCTCCATACTAAATTTATTGTATTACATTGTCCTCTAAGTGCGCCTGTCCAAATAACAGTTCCAGCCGCATAATTACTCCCTGAGTTTAAGCCATTATTAGAACCGCCGTTAAATGCAAGAACATAACTACCAACACTATTAAATGCTGGACAAGCAACAACTAAAGTCCCAGTAGTAGTAATTGTTCCACCACTAAGCCCGTTACCAGTAGCAACTGAAGTTACTGAACCAGCAGTTCCATTAGATGCCGCAGTAATATGCCCTGAAGCATTGATTGTAATATTAGCGGCAGTATATGACCCAGCAGTTGCTCCTGATGCCGCATGAGTAAGAGTAACTGCACCGCCTAACGCAGTAGCCGCACCGCCAGCAATAGGCGATGTAGTATTAATAGTAATTGAACTATTTTGCAGTCCAGTATTATCAGTTGCGCCTGATGCGTTAAGTTTGTTCGCAAATAGCGATAAGTTAAAGGCTTGTGTCATTTAGACTGCTCCAGTTCTTGCAAAAGTTTGTTGAACCATGATAGTAATATTAGTAAGGGGTGCGGTACTTAATGTAAACGAACCAGTTGAAGTAGTATAATCCGTTGCCTGTTTAAATAAAACCCCATTACTAAACAAATTAAAAGCATTAATATTATAAGAAAATGAGTAAATAGTTTGTCCAATAACTGTAAACGCATCCACATTTACAGGAGTTCCATTGGCTACCCCAAGATTGTTTGGTGTCCATTGTAATATTTCTAAATTGCCTGAGGCATTTCCAACAAAAGTAATATCTTGACCACTAATATCATAATCTTGTGCATTGACTATTGCGCCATTCAAAAATAATAACTCAAAACCAGTATTAAGGGTAAACCCTGATGCTGTATAAGTAGCTTGATTTGTTAAAGTTGCACTATTTAAAGTAAATGAAGCATATACACCAGTTGTGGCATTTACCGATTTAAATGATGTAATAGTAATAATATCGCCAGTAACAGCACCAACTGTTAAGGTTACTGTGCCAGTAGAACCACTTGTATCTGTATATTCAGTTGAACTTAATTTGCATCCATTTTTCATTACCCAGCATTGCCCGCTAATATAACCAGACCCTCTAGTTACTGTAAATACTGTTTGTCCGCTTGTTGCAGTAAATGTTTGTTGTGTATAGTTAAAATCATCTGGTGCTTCAAATCCTACAATGCGACCATAAATATCTACTGTTAAAGTAGCTACAGCGGAAGTTTTTGTATAAGCACCGCCAAAATCAAGATATTGCTGAAGTGAAGCAACGATATTTCCTTGAGCATTATTTGTAACCGCAATTTCACCAGTTCCTACAGTAGTTGTTCCAGTTTGAATTAACTGCCCAGTTCTTTGGTCAAGATCAATAAGATTAATTCCATCTGGAAGTCCAGCCCAAGTTGAAGGGTCATATACTAAAGTTGATGTTGGAACAAAAGCTCCTGTATTTGCCGCATAAGCCGCAAAGCCTGTTGAAAAGCTAAATTTACGACCAGTTCTATTTGAATAAAGTAAATATACTAATGCGCCAGAAGAACCAAAAGCTGAAGGAGCTAAATACCATGTATAGTCTGATGGATTAGTGCTTATATCTGTACCAGTTGTATTATATAAACCATAGTATGTTTTACCTCTAGGGTTTAAGCTAAATCCTGTTCCTGTAATACTTGTTGCATAAGCCACATTTAAATATTTACTACTAAATTGATATGTGCTTGGTCGCCATTGTAATAAAGTGCTTGCTGGGCTATAAGCAGATGAAGCAATACTATTTACCATGCGAATAAAGAAATACCAGTTTCCAGCGGGAATATTATTTAAAGTAATATTTGGCAAAATCGTATTTACATTCCAAGGATTTCCATTAGATTGAATTTCACTTGTTCCAGCAAAATACATTTGTTCTTGCAAAGGATTGATATAAGCTGAATACCATATTTCTATATATTGTGTAATTCCTGTGGATGTTGTTTTAGCTTGCAATACAAAGTAAGGATTAGTTACATTTGGAAATTGTGAAATTACAGTTGGAGCTTCTGGAGTTCCAAAGGTAGTTGGGCTTCCAATACCAGTATTGGGAGTTGGTTGAAATTGTGTAATTGATGAATCGTCATAAACTGCTGGGTTAAATTCAGACATATTAAGCTGAACAGCAATAGAGCCATCATCATTAAATGCTTGTATTACCTTATTAATGCGAAATAGCTTTGTCACCCATCCATAGTTTGAGTTAGTAACAGTTACTACATCACCAGCATCTAATTGCACACCAATAAAACTTACGCTTACTTGAACTTGCAAATCTTCACGACCAGACTTTAATACTCTTGTTGCCAAATATTGCGCTGTAACACTATTGCTTGTTAATGGAAAACTTAATGAAACTTTATTTACTGGTTCATTTGGATAAAGTAATGATGGGTCTAAAGTTGCTAAATTAAATGTAGTCGAATTAAATGCGCTTTGATTAGAAATATCTGGAAATTTACATTCCACAACATTATAAGATGAAGCAATATCTAATGGAGTTATTTGAATAGCAGAAATCATATTGCTATCATTTATATCCATAGCAACTGAATAAGTAGGCGATTGAACTACAACACCCCAAAGACCAGTTATTTCTGTATATTTAATTAAACAATCACAACAACTTGCCATATCTTGCAAATTGTCCATAACAGTTCTTGTTGTATCTAAAGCACCATTAAATTTAAATCTAGGCTGTGTTGATGTGCCACCGCTTGAATTTGTATAAGAAAAAGAACCATTTGAATAAGTTGTTAAAGCTGTCAAACTGGCTGTATCCACTTGAGCCAATGGAATAGAACATCCATATCGAGTATTAATTAAATAATCTTGAATACAATCTCCAGTATTTGTTCTACTATTTGTTACTTGAAATTTAGTTTGATTAATGCCATTAATTCCAGCAGATTGACTATAAGAAAGATGAATAATTGCAAAAGCACAATTACTCATTAACTTTGTGCTATCCCATGTATAAGTCAGACCAGCCGTTTGCATTACACTAATAGCGGATTGGCTTGAATTTGTTGGTGTATTTGAACCATTGCTATAAAGATATATTTGAATACGACCATCCACAGATGTGTCATAAGCCCCAGTTGATTCATCTAATAAACTAGCAACTGTATATCCGTTACTTTGAAATATTACCTTTTTACCGCCATAGTAAATATCACCAAATGTAATAGTATCTGGAGTTTGCCCAGAATTTGTATTGGTTACTTCGCAAATTGAAAGCACATAATAAAGCTGTTGATTATCAGAACTAATAGATAAATCAGTAATTGTGCCACCAATATAAGCAGAACCATAAACTACAGGAAGTTTATTATCGGTTGCTGGCGGCACTTGTTGGCTATTGCCAGGATTAGGACTTGAACCAGATGTTCCATTGTCAAAAGATGGATTATTGGCAAATGCTTTAGAAACAATAACGGCAACAACCATATTAATAGCCATTGCTGTAGCTATAGCCGCCGCAGTTCCAGCAATTAAAAATCCTTCTGCAACTAAAGCGGCAACAATCATAGTTCCAAATGCGTAAGATGGAACGGCAAAACACAACAAGAATATTGCTAAAAATAGTTTACGCATTACTGAATCCAGTTCTCATCTAACTTAGTAAACCCAAATTTTTCATACTTAATATTAGGACTAGAAGGCATTTTACCGATTGCAAACATAATAATTCTGCCTTCATCTTTTAATTTGTTGCCATATTCAATATATTTTTTTAACAACCTATATCCAACACTTGTATTTCTTTGTTCTGGCTTTACATACCAAGCCAATTCTTGCATATAAAAAGTTTTATCACACCAAAGATTATGAGTTATTAAAGCCATTATTAAACCAACACCATCTTCAATATATATAATTCCAGAACCAGCTAATATTGCATCTAATAATCTATTCCAATATGGTTCATTATCTAAGCTGTGATATTGTTTTATATTGCTTTCAGACCTAAATAATTTCATTAACTCTATTATTTGTGGCTTATCGTATTTTGTGGCTTGTCTTATCATGATCCAGCTAATGCACCTTTGCCAAATTGATAGTTAATGTTGGTAATAAATGCAACTCTATTCATGCTGGTATCGCCAGGACTAAAATATTGCCAATTATTATCATTCGTAAATCTTCCAGCAGTTCTATTTTTAAGAATTAATTGAATAGATGAAGCCGCTACTGAAATTGTGCCTACAAATGCTCTAGCTTCCTCCATCCATGTTTCATTAATTGAAAATGAATTAACATAACCATTAAAAAATTGATAAAGACCACCAGTACCGCCTGTAGTGATTAATGCGCCATCAATATCAAAAAAACCTTTCCATGCTTGTATTTGTGCGCCTTTAATTTGATTTCCTAAAACCCATCCAAGCATGGCTGTATCAATGCCTACCATAGTAAAAATTGTTTCATTGGCAGTAGATTTAATATCACGCTGAGTATCGCCTACCTTCATTAAAATACCTAATGCGCTAAAAGGCTGTGAATCAACGGCTGAAATAGTTAATGGCGATGCTGTAGTTGCAAATCGATATGTAGCATCAGGAGTAGTTACACGAACAAAATCCGCATAACGAATATTATTAGTATTTTGAACTGGAGCAATATTTTGCATTACAGGACACTTTCAAATGCTTTAAATGAACCAGACCATTGAATAAACGAATCATTAGTCATTGGCACAAGAGTATATGTAGGGTAATCCCTTAGAACAACTTGAAATGTAGTTCCTGTATAAGTGTTGCCGCCCATACTTACTGTAGTTCCATATTGACCAATAACAGCATTTATTGGGCTTACTAAAGTAGATATAAGGTTGCGATGAACAGGAATATTAACAGTAGTGCCAGACCCACGCAAAACATCAGCAGTAGCAATATACGCATATAATCCCACTTGGCAAAAATCACCTTGTTTAACAATATAAAGTGATGAGCTAATAGAAGGAAGATTGCCAAGAACTAAAACTTTATTTGCAGAAGCTGTTTGCCATTGACAAGTAGATATTTGCCCAGAAGTCATATCCCCTTGATACTTAATATAATTTATCCAATTAGTAGAACCAAAATTTAAATATTGAGCAATCGCTTTATCTGGGATTCTTAAAGAGTTAAGCAAAGCCCTATTTTGGCTATATAGCAAATAATTCATTGGTTTCATTTCAAAAGCAAATGGAACTACTGTAATAATTTCAGAAGTGCTAATGCGTTGATTTCGGCTAACTACTTGACCTACAAATCTTTGGTCATTAATGCCTACTGTTTCGCTAATTGATAAAATATCTGTAAGTGCCATAATTATCTACCAGTTGGAATTGAACGATTAGCAGATTGGTTCATGCTCCAAATCGTCATTTTGTTTTTAGCAAGAAATTGGATTCCAGATTGAGTATCAATGGCTTGCATACTTTGAATTACAGGACCATTGTAGGTAACTCCACCGCCACCACCTAAAGCATCACCAAGTTTATTATTTGGAATAATTGTTCCAGCGTTTCTTGGAATAAATAATTCTGGTCCTCTTTCACCAACTAAAGATGGAACTCCAATAGGGGGGTTGCCACCTTCTGCAAAAGCTGGACCAACATAGCTTGTTACAGCACTTACTTCTTGTGGACTACCACTAAATAAACCACCTACTCCACCAAACATAGAACTAATGCCTTGCATCATTAACATACGCATTTGAATCTTAATAAGGTCTTTAATGATACTTGAAGCTAAATCACTAAAAGATAATTTTCCTGTATCAACAAACTTATCTAAAGCTGAGTTCATGTTGCCTGTAAAACTGGCAAACATATCTTCTGCCATTTTTCCATAATTACCAGCATCTTCGGCATATTGTGCAAATGCTTTATTCCAACCAAAACTAAATGTTCTTTGCGCTTCTATTGAGCTTTGTTCAATTTGTTTTGCCGCTTTTGCAGATGCTTCCCCAATTTCTTTTACTTTAGCAATTTGTTTGTCGTATTCATCAAGGACTTTTTGTTCTGCACCACGACCAGCAGCGGCTTCACGCAATTTGGTAATTTCATCAATTTTTTTAGATGTTGAATCTAATTGCTGATTAATTGCTTCTTGAATCTTTTTTTCATTTGTAGTCATGCCAACCATAGCATCACGAATTTTTAATTGTTGTAATGAAAAATTAACTTGTCTTTGATATTCGCCAGAAATAAGGCTGGCGGTATAAAGCATTAGCTTTTGTTTATCAGCTTCTGGGTCTTTAGCGGCTGTAACTGTTCGGCTTGTATCTCCACCAGTAGGCTTGACCGCTGATTCAGGATGCAATAATTTGTAAGCAAACT